TCATCCTGAATCTGCTCTCTTGAAAGCAAGTTTTCCTTAATTGATATCTGATATGGCAAACCGCATATGAAATACTTCTTAGACTCGTCTAACATATTTACAACATACGATTTCGCCTTCTCAAAAGACCAATGAGAAGCATACCAAGCCGAACTCATATAGAATTCCTTGTTTCGCTCTTGCAAATGAGCGTACTCTGGATTCGTCAAATAGTTAGGCTGTCTTGGAGTGGTTAAGAACTTTCTCAAAACTGTGTTGATAGTGTTCAAATCAACCATTCTGAACTCATCGACAAGAAGTATATTGGCACGACTGCCTCGACCAGTATCTGATGCGGTTACAACTTTAATCCATGAGCCATTTGCAAATTCGATAATGGCCTTGTTAGCTCCAACTGTATGAAACGTTATCTCTCTTCGTAAATTATCTGAACCCCATCCGTAGTTCTTCATAAAATCATCTTCTATTTTAGAAAGAACCTCGTTTGCCTGAGTTCTTGTCGAAGATGCAATACAAATCTTCGTCTTGGGGAATAGAATGCATCTTACTACGCAGAATAGAGCAGTCAGCCAAGTTTTGCCCTGACCACGCGCAGCTATATACATGAAGAAGTTGTTATGCATCATCGCATAGAGCAGTATTTTCTGAAAGAGTTTTAGGTTTACATTCAAATAATCTTTTACAAACCTATGAGGATTACTTCGATAAAATCCAGTCCAAATCGCTATTCCTTGCATAATCCTTTCAGATTTCTCATTTGCAAGCTCTCTTTCAGATTTCTTATCGCTAACTTTCTTCGACATCAAATCACCCCTCATCTTCGAGGTCGTGTCCGAATATAGCGTCGAACAAAGCTTCGTTATCCTCATCTGCATCGTATTCTGGTTTTTCCACTTTATATTTAGACATGAACTTATCATATAAATTAGAAAGACCGTTCTTCAAATTCATCATCTTGGAAAGATGACCTCTGAAGAACACGTCTATATACAATCCGATATTGTCAACGTCTCTTAATTCCTCGTCAACTTCTGGAATGGGTCTGGTGTTTTCCCATTTATCAATAAGCGTTCCAAGAGTCTGAGCATCTGATAGCGCATCGCCAGCATTCTGCTTTGGCTGCAATTTAGCAGCTTCCAAAGCCTTCAAGAAGGTTGTCATCAAATCCTTCGTATCGTCGCCAGCTCTTTCCGCTTTAAGCAAATTAAGACGTGCATGACATATCTGCTTAAACAGCTCTTCTTGCGATTTGGTTTGGCATTCATGCCTTGTAGTCCAGTCGCAATACTCTCTGTAAAGATAAACATAATCATCATCAGTAAAGCCGCTTCCGAACAATCTCGTCCCAAGTTCGACCTCTTCGACTTTCTGAGTATCGTCGCTGTCATATATGGAAAGAACTGAATCCTTGTCTTTTGCCTCTTTGTATTTTTCCTGTATCGTGCTATCGTAGTTTTTCTTTCGATATTGATACATCTTCACATTCTTGGCATACATGGATATAATAGAAGTTCCAACTATATCGTCTTTTTCAATCTGCTTCATCACAGAATCAAAAATCTTATCGCTGTAATACAGGTCAAACGTCATGCAAATTCTCTCAACAGCTTTTCTATCGGGATTTGCATATTCAAGTTTCTTATATTTTTCAAAATATCCATTGTAAAGCTTTACGATGCATTCTTTACAATATGGTATCTTTCCGACGGCTCTGTGCTGCTCGCTATCCGAATCATAAAATTCCTTACTGTTTAATTCGTCATTGCAACACATACAGCGCAGTGTCGCAGGAGAAGCGATGCTCTCCATTTTCTTAAGCGGCTTGTTACCAACAGCCATAGGCGACACCACCTTTCTTCTATTCATACTTATTTCACATTTCTTTGCATAACAAAAAAGGGCGGAGCATAAGCACCACCCTTAAAAAATACTAATCTAATTCAACTGGATAATAGCAAACTACGCCATTGTCATTGCATACGCACACCATTTGACTTGGCTTGCCAGAAAGTCTTTTCTCTATTGTATATGAATCGCCGCTGCCAGCAAGAGAGCCGCCTCTAATCATCTTAACTCCGCTTGCCTCGTCAACAGCGCAAGTGTGCAGATGACCAAATGTTATTGCATATGGAATGAAACCCAGATGCATGCACAAATTTGATACGCCAGCATTAGTGTAACGATCGTAATCGCCATGAACTGCTATATATGATTTGCCGCGAATGTTCATTTCGGCAATTCCGCTATCATAGTTCTTATTAAGCACATGAAAATTATCTATGTGCCTCAAAGACAGCTCAACACCCCAAGATATGATATCGTCCAATCTTTCATCATGAAGAGCATCGTCTTTTCTGTCTATACGTGAGTGGTTTCCTACAACGCTAGACATATACACGTTGTTAAAAACCTTTGATATCTCATAGCAAAAAGACGAAATCAACTCGCTTGCCATTTTAACTTGCTCGATTACATTCTCCCTATTCGTCACTTGAATAGTCTTATGGATATTACCGCTGAGCATATCGCCTTGAAGCGAAACGAAGCAGTTCTCAGAGTTATGAATCTTCTGTATGGCTATAACTTGCTCTAATAACTGGTTCAGCCTTCTCTTGGCAATGTCGGAATTGTATTCACCCCACATAGAACTGAAGCACTGACCGATATGAAAGTCGCTTAGAATAACCAAAACATCGTTATCTGAATTGATGTTTGCGCTTGGTGCAATGTCAAAATTAACCCTACCTTGTGATAAAAGCTCTCTTTCTAGCAAATCAAGCTTTTCTTCAACTCTTGCATCGATATAGTTCTGCTTGTTCCACGCATTACGCTCATCTCTAAACTTAATCTTCTCACGTTCCAACTCGCGCTTTTCAAATTGAAGCTTCTTCAAATACTCATCTTCGATACCGAACACATTAGCCTCGTAAAAGTCACGTGCATATTTCACAGCTTTACGATATGCCGATTCGTCTCTATACTGAGATTCGTCATCGCCGAACAGCTCTTCGTTAATAAACGGCGTTATATCTTTCCAGTTCTTATATTTGCCAGATTGAATAAGGCTGTCAACGCGCCAAATATACTGATGATAGTTTTCATCTTCCGACATTTTCAAGTCAATACAACAATCCATATCTTCTAACCTCATTTCATACAATTCAAAAATGAAGCAATGTGAAAGCGCAGAGAGGTTAGAATCTACGTTTCCACATTGCTTCATTTTTGTTATAACTATATATAACTTCATAAAAGTAATAATCAATGGAGCTGATGAAGAGACTCGAACTCTTAACCTGCGGGTTACAAAGCCGCTGCGCTACCAGTTGCGCCACATCAGCATATTAATAATAAAAAAGGGAAAGGGTAGGTGAAATATTCGACTCGATACGAACATCTTCCAAATTACTAATTTCATACACTATGGATGTTTTGGCATTAAACTAATTTCACCTTAAACTATTGACGGCTGCACTTTGGAACATCCTTTCGGATTGCCGTCATAATGATAAATTATCTTCGCATTCGCCAACACGTATCATAAAAAGGTAGGGGCGTTGCTATAGTCGCCAACAGGCAACTATAGCAACAAGCAAAGAAAGGTGTAAAAATATGAATGCAAAGAAGAATATGCTTAAGCCTTTCGGCATAAGCGATTTATACAAACAGCTTGCGCTGAATATATAACGAAAACCTATTTTAGTTTCATTTGGCATAGCTTACTTGCATTTATTCGTAAGCTTCTCACGATAGTTTCGAGTTATATTGGCCTTCGGCTTAATTTTGCTCGAAGCAATTATCGTCTCACCAGTAAGGTTGTTAACCTTAGTCTTTTCTGGAACATACGCGCTTTCAAAGCTGATTCCTTCAAACATCCTGATAGAAACATCGAAGTCGGAACTAGCAGAAGATAGAATGTCGAAGACGCTTTCCTCAAGGGAGTTGTAAACCTCCTTGACAATCTTCGAATCCTTGCTGCATCTACTTGCGATTTCCTTAATCAGCATTTCCTTCGTGTACGTTGTCCTTTGTCTTTCATTTGTTTTCACTGTAGTTGCCTCCGCATCTCATCAACATAAAAACAGAGGTTTGAAAAACGTCTGAATATAGGGTCTTCTCTATATAGACGATATTTCATAATTTTCAAATCGCCTTATTTTTATGCATTATATAATTTTTGACATTTTGCATATAACCTTAATAATATGTTATTTTAAATAAAATTTTATAATTCTAGTTTAAACTTTATTATCATTCCACCAACTTCTCTTAGAAGATTTGGTCTTATCATCTTGACATTCTTTGCATCTGCAAGTTCTTTTACAGCTCTTATTAATTTCTATCCATTCACCGCAATCCACGCACTGTATGACCTTTTTCTGCTTTTTGATATCGTTTTTCTCCAAATTAGAATAGATGATGTCTCCGTAGCAAAGCCACAGGGCAATCTTATGCTTGCTATCCTTAATTCCGTAAAGAAACTTCACGAGTATATCTGAAATTTCCACATCATCGTATCCAAATTGCGAAAGCTCATCCTTTATTCCGTCTATCGCGTTCTTATATTTCAAATCGTGTTTGAACTGAGACTTTCTAATCGTATCGACTGAGAACGTCTTGTCAATGCGCATCGCGCTATCCAAGACGAACCTATGCTGCTTGTTAAGCTCGCAATACCTTACGATTAGCGGATCTGTCTCTTCCTTTACAATCTTGCCCTTGTCAGTGAAGACAACCTTGCAATCGATATCGGGGTTCCTCATGAGCAACTTGTAATCTATCTTATCAAGCCCAAGCTTACGGCAGTTGATTCTGGGATTCGGGATGATATCGTTGAGCTTGTTTACGAAGCTGCCGTTAACATCGATAACCTGTCCATCTCCCTTGTCCTTTGCGTACTTGAAGAAGTGGGGAAGGTTTTCCTTCGTGTAATCGGTTATGATGCTTTTAATCTCCCTCGGTCTCTCTGGCTTGTACAACGTCTTCGCATAATCGATGACGAAGTTGTTCTCCATGCAAAGCAGCTTGATAACGTCTATTGCCTGCTGCTTATCGTCATCACTTCCAGAAACAAACACATCGCTGTTCCAAATCTTAGAGATGTTGTTGCTGTAAATCCCGATGTTGCCTCCTACGAACGCGGCGTTCAACCCGTTGTAAATGGAGGCGTTGCTAAGCTGTACTGGCTCGGCTTTCTTCATATTGTAATACAGCGGTACAATTCCCCTCATGTTCCTATCGGCAACTTCGATGAGCTTCCTATCGGCAACCACAAGAGCCTTGTCTCCGTCAACGTCGAACTGAAGAATCTTGCTTATCAAATCATGGCAGCTCGTATAGACTGCATCTGTGCAGTACCACTCCCTAAGCCAGCTTCTCCTATCCTCGCCAACTCCATTCCAAGCAGCGTTGTCCCTTACGGCGTGCTCGCGATATAGATGCGGGCTTCTCAAACAATCCAGCCTATCGTTCTTCCTGAACAGCCAGCAGAACACCTCTTCCTCGCCAAGCAACCCCTCTGGGTTCTCCTGTCCCATGAACCAATGCTGGCACGCAGCGTAGAAGTCTGGGAGGATGAAGGTATACTTTCCGTGAACCTGAAGCTTTCCAGCTTTGTACTTCTTAACCATGCTGTCTTTGATATCCCTAAGCTGCGACTTAACGTACTCATCGTTCAAAAGGTTCGGGTACAAGTCGATTGACTTTTGGAACGAGTTCATATTCACATTATACGGCGTAACCCCGAACGCAGCCTTGATGTTGTCTGGTGACGAGCACAGGTTGTTCAGCTTGTCTACAGAGGGCTTCGCAATCTCGGCAATCTCATCGTCCGTGATATCAGTCAGACTCTGGAGCATCTGGTAGTTGATGGTGGCATCCTTAATCCTGTCCTCTTCAACGTTGGTCATTCCAGCTGTGCAACCGTACTTCTTGTACATTTCCTTATAATGCTCCCAAGAATCGTAATACTTCCACATCTTGAACTGAGACTTGGTGAAGATAATCTGGATATCCTCTGCGATAACGTCATGTTCCTTGCCGTAGATATCCTTGATGATTGGGGAACAGCAGTTGATCTCGATGAACTTCCTGTAATCGAACACGCCGAGCAAACCCTTCACCCAAGGAAGTCGAACCATCCTATTCTTACCCATGCAAGGCAGCATCATGCCAGCGCCGTCAGTGTGGGGGATTGGCACGTAATCAGATACGCGCTTAATGGAGTAATCAGAGTCATCGACCAAATCGTAAGTGCCGAAAACATCCGTCTCGAAGTCATCGATAACAATGGTCTTGTCGATATCGAACTCCTCCCAAACATCCGTAGCCGAGTTAGCAAGCGCTAGGTATGCAAGGTGCTTGTTAGGATTGTTGCCGCCCTTTGCGTTGATGTCATCAATGGTAAGTCCGCACATGATTGACTTCTCGTACATCTTCCAGACAGATTCCTTGATGAAGACCGTCTTCTTCGTCCTAATCTGACCAGCAGACGAGGTGAAGTAAACGTACTTCTCGCCCTTGTAGGTAAAGCCGTAGTAAATCAAATCCTTGATAACGTCGAAGTAGTACACCTGAACAACCATGAAATCCTCGCAAAGCTCGTCTGGTTCCGCTCCGATAGTCCTAGTGAAGTACGAATCAAAGACCGAGATGACGTTCTTGCCAGACACCTGATTCTCGGACAGCTCCCTGATATGATGCGTGCCGTTCGTCCTTATGTTCTCCTCGACTTTGTTCGACAGCAGTTGCAGGAGCTTGTCCTTCGATTCCTTGATTTTCGAGTTCTTCATTGCAATAAGCTCTTTGAGCTGAGCGTGGCGTTCCGCCATCTCCTGAAAATCAACGTTCTCGCAATTCTCAATATCGCCCCAATCGACTCCGACCTTCTCAAATTCGGCCTCGATGCGCTTGGATTCCTCCACCAGCTCGTTTCTCTCGCTTCGCAGCTTGTGGTTGAGCCAGTGAAGGTGGGACTCCCTGCCGCTGTAGAAATTTCCCGTGTCCACGCTGTAAATTTGTATCTGCCTATCTAACACAGAAAAACCTCCTTACCCTACACTTAATTAAAACATATAACCTTAGTTGTTGCAGTCGAAAAGATGGTTCTCGTAAACATCCCAAAAATACTCGACGTAATCTGCAAAACAGTCTCCGCCATCGATATCGTCTAGGCAGGAGCTGTAAACCCTGCAATCCTCTGGGGGATAGAAGTCTTCTTCGCTTAGCTCATAACCATCATACCTGTTATATCCATTCATCTTAACTTTAATATCCTTCATGTGCATTCAAAGCACCTCCTAATCTATTTAACTGAAATCTAGCCAGCAATCTTCTTCCTATAAGCCGCTATGTTTTTCTTCTTATTCTCAATCTCGCGCAGATAGTATCTCTCGCCACCTTCCAGCAGGTAGCCCTTCTCGCGCTTGTACCTGTTGCAGAACACCGTAGTGCTCGTAACCCATTTGTCTCCGTTCCTGACCCTCGGAAGCGTCTCCGAGTATATCAGCTCAAGCGAGTTCAAAACTTCAACCGCCTTGGACACCTGCCTGTCAGACAAACCGAGCATGCTCGCTATATCGCAGTAATGGCAGTCATGCGCGTCTGGGCTTTTAGAGCGTCTGGATTCAACATCAGAATTATCAGTAATCTTGTTGGGTCTCGGATATATCGACTTTCTGAGATAGGCGAAGACCATCAGCACGACTTCGTTGCTCATGCGCCTGTCCTTCCTATCCTCGTTCTCATATCCGAGTATCCTGTCAAGCTCGTCTACGTATATCATCGCATATCCGCTATCGTTGCACTTCTCGTTGATAGCGTCAACGTTCACGACCGCAGAGCAGCATATCGAATTGCTCGGCTTCTCCAGCAGCTCGACGTACCCTTCGTCTGCAAGAAGCTCTATCGCCTCTGCAAACCTCTGGTTTATCTTGTCCTTGTGCTTATCTGGCTTCTTGCCAATCCACTCGACCATCTTATCGATGGAGAAGTTCACGTGTCCAGTCATGCCCATGTGAAGCATAAGGTATGACAGGACTGTAATCCTCCTGTCTCCCAACGACTCATCGAATATCACATCCTTGGGCATCTTCAGGAACAGCCTCTCCCTACCTTTGAGCCTGACATGGTTCTTGGGGTCTACCTCAAACCTGTCTGCCAACAATCATCACCTCCTCAACGTCAATCGATAATCGTCAAAATCGTAAAAACAGTACATTGGTACATAAATCGTGTACCAATCCAATCTTTTTTCGGTCATATTGGTACATAAATCGTGTACCTAATCGACATTCAATCCAAAGATATACATATATATAGATATACATTATGCTATGCGCTTAAAAGCGCTTCGCAAAAGAGACCTCATCATTAAATATGATTCGTTGTCAAGGTTCTCATATGGGATGCTAATAAAAATCCCTACGTTATAAGTATACGGAATTCACATTCTTCAGTCAGAGAGAGTTTTGAAATTTTTCAAAAAAACTTTCTATTACATGTTTTCTACGCTGAAGACATGCTATCTCGCATGGTTTTACGAACCTTATCACACCTAAAACCTAAAAACAAGGCCTTCTACACCCTAAACGGTGGCAAGCAGACGGTAAAAGGGCATTTTATACGATTCATACAGCATAAATACAAGGTCTTCTAAGGATTATGGCTTCCAAATAAGGCGCTTATAACCTGATATACAGCGTAAAAGAGGGATCAAACGGCTTAAATGGTGCTTTTTCATATTCATCGCAGCCTATACCTGAGATTCGAGGGTGTAGCTGGCTTTGCAGGCTCATGTATATCGCCCATATTTTTCAAATGCTCATATATAAAAGCTCATATCTGCTTATAACAAGGTTGTTTCTGGGCTTTCATTGCCTTTCTGCCAGAGCGTTGCATGAACTTACATAAGTTTGAATGCAGGGGTGTCTTTTAGGGGGTTATATGGTTGGTGTATTGAGGTTATGTTTGGTTTACACGCCGTTCATATGCCGTTACCGTCAAATTCACCGTAGGCAGATGGTGATTCGGTTTTCGTCTGGGATTTGTTGATGAAGCACATTCCAGCCTATTTCTGGGAAAATGTTACTAAAAAGGTGTTAATTACCCCCTGATTTGTCCGTCCGTCGCGTTCCCTGAAAATGCGACGGACAAAAGACAGTAAAAAAAGTTCATTTTTAAAAACGCCGATTAATTTTTGAACGGTTTTTAAATACCTGATTTTCTCGGTTTTAAAAACGTCAGGTATTTATAGAAAACTGTTACTAAAAAACTAACGTTTTTAAAAACAGTTAAATGTTACCGAACTACTAACAATTACCAACGCAACCGAGACACGCCAAAAAATGCAATTGTTACTAAATAGATAACATACGCAAAACCAACGCGAAAACGAGCCGAAAAACGAGCGCGAAAACGTGCATTAAAAAACGCCAAAAAACGCGCTTTTGCCAAAACCCTAAAATCGCGTTTAAGGCCGTTCTAAGCCGTTCTAAAGCCCGATCGCCGTTTTCGGGTGTATTTATACCAACGCCAACGAGATCGCCCGTTAGAGCGCATTTACCCTGATAAAAGCCCATGTTTTACCGTGGTTAACTTGCGCTTTTTCGCGCCTGTCAAAATCACGTTCTTATTACATTTATATGCGATGAAAAAACCCGACATAAAAAGTTCGATTTTGAAAAACGAAACTACTTGCGAACTACACCCGAACGGCGTATTATGAATTCAAGGGGATTCACCCCGAAAAGCCGACGCGAACAAAAGTTCGAACAAACGAAAGGATGATTCAAAATGTGTAAGTGCCAGTATTGCAACGCAACTATCGAGAACAATGCAGCTATCGCAAACGGATGGGAAAAAGTAACGCTTGCAAACCGCGGCGGCCGCCGCGCTTATCTTTGCCCGCTGCATAAGGATTACCGCGGCGATCACCGCTATCATTCCACCGCCCAAACCAACGAGCGCGGAACAGAGAAAAAGCACGGTTTTACATTTGGTTTTGAACTTGAAACGGCGCGCCCGAACGCAAAAACCCGCGCCGAACTTGTAAGTGTTGGTTTTATTCCTACGCAAGACATTACTACCGATACTGAATTTGTTTCGCCGATTTACAAGTCTATGAATC